ACTCATCGGTGTTTGTCTTATGAATGTTATGGTGTCTTGTTTGTCCACATTCGGTGCATCTGGCTGGTCTATACCAATCAGATAAAAATTCATGGTGATTACCAGACAATTCACTCATGTGTAACTTCTCAAATGATTTACTGTGTTTCTCATAGATGTCTTCACGTATCTTTTTGTATTCAGTCTTTTCCTTATATTCTCTACAATCCGGATCACATTCCTTGTATAATCCACAAGGACACCCACCACCATGATCATACTTCGCCATCACTTTATCTCTACTTCAATACACTTTGTTGATGTATGCAAATCAAGCTGTTGCCAGTTATAACGACCAGCGTTGTAGGAATCAACCATTGCAATTGCAGCTGCCTCACACTCTTCTTTTGTATCAAGTTTAAGAGTAGTGAGAACTTCAGAATGATTAAATCCCATCATAAACCATAGAATATAAAATGTTTTCATCATGAGTAATTCAAATGTACAATAGAAGCATAATAGACATTACCAGCTGCACTATCTGGAAAGCGCTGATTCTCAATCACTTTGAGAATATACGCAGGAACCTGCTTCGAATATTTCGCTAGAAAATCTTGCTCAGATATAATCTGTGCGCCCTGCACATGATAGTCACCGAACTCATTTGCAAATTGACGCAGCGCAATAGTTTGCGGAGTGACCCCTTTCTTCAGCGAAGGCATCTCGAAATGAAACTTGCCATTCTCATCTGTGTATGACTTATCCTCAGTGCGGTCATAGTCATCATGCAACGGATACGCCATAGTGATCAGAATACACAATGAGTGTCCTTCGCCAGTCGCCATATAGTCAGAAACAACATAATGTAACATATCAATCTCCGCTGTCATAGCAAACATACATGGATACAAAAGAAAACAACCCAAACCACAATGCTGCTGTCATAAAGTCATTAAACATAGTAATCAGCGATGCAATCAGAAATGCAAACGCTAGAAAGAACGCACGTTCTGCCCGAGACATATTCATCATACATTTTCCTTATGAGTCAATACTTTCACTCGCTCATCAAGTATCTCTCTTAGAGTTCTGCGTGATATGATACCTTGAAACTCTAGATGAGTTAACGCTGCTACAGCAGACGGATCACAAAACTCGTCAAGCGACATACCTAACTTCTTTGCTCTTGGAACTACTTCATTCTGTAATACAACAGAACACTTCTTTGCCCAATCAGCATCTGTCATTGCGTTGCATTCACAACAAAGATGTTAGTTGCATTGGGAATAGCATTCTGAACCCACATTATGGCAGCATCTGAGGATGAGCAGCGAATATACGACTCATACACATGAGATCCAAGCGAATACCTTACTACATATTCATACATTCTATTCTCCTTCACAATTCAAATTTTGTTCTACAATTGTTTTAACATAAGACACTTTGACTTCAACGATACCACACGACTTCCAGCATTTATGATTTTCTTTGAGGTCTTCGATAGATGGGTAGATTGGAGTTCCGCCCGCTGCACGATACAATTCATCCTCAAAATCAATCATACACATATATCCGGTTTCATCATCTTTCATTATGACTCTCCCACGCCCAATGAACGACTATCCAATCTTGTAGACAATCTTCAAAGGACCATCTCTTATTGTATTCTTCTTCACCATACTTAGCGATCATCTTACCCTTCCAGAATGGATAATACGTCTCTCGTACATCATCTTCTGATACAGTGATGACTACATTATCTTCGTTCTCGTCTGGTTCATTATAAGAATAATATCTCATACTGCAACTCCGAAATCAAACTTTGACCAGTCACAATCTTCTAACTTCTCAACCTGATCGGGAAATGTCTTCTTCATTGTACTATAGATGTCTACAGTAGACATTCTTAGCCCATAAGAATCTTTATGACAATTATAGATAGATCCTGATGATCCATAGAACTTATAGACATCACCATCTAGTTCAGCACGCTCAACACCGCTATTGAGACGCCAACTTGATCCGTCAACGTAACTACCTGACCAACCGCCAAGCACTTTATAAATGATTTGATCTTTGTAGGTCATACGCAAGACGACCCAGCTGTCTGGATTGTATTCTGTCATACTTCACCTTAACATTATATAGCAATAGTGTCAAGCGGAGATTAGAGCTCCGCTTGCTTCATTCGGGGAAAATTCTTAGGATTAAACGGCTTGTCAAACTTCACCTTTTCAAGCTTAACATGAGTCATGTAACGAGCGTAGAGACCAAACTCACGACCAAAGGCCTCGATCTCCCAAGGTTGGTCGAAGTAATGGAACTGCTCGTCCTTGATGTAGCGACCCTTCCAACGGTTTTCGTTCTGATTGAACAGCGACTTCAACTCACCCTTAGCGTATTGCTTAACGTGAACCATCTCATGCGCTAGCGTCATCAACTGAGCACGCTTACCCTTAGAGGGGTCAATGTGCATATCAAACGAGCGAGGATTGTGGTTGTCATCTAAGAACGTAACAGACCCGTGCATCCCGTCATCATAAGTGTTCTTGATGAACAGAGTCACTGAACGGGATAGACGAGGACCGAGCAACATGTGAGCGTAGTACTGCGCTGCATAGCGCATTTCTTTCTGAGAAACCTTAGAGTTCTTTCCAGAGATATAGACACGCATTCTGCTTCTCCTTCCGAATATAACACATAATACGGAATAATCAGAATATTGTCAAGAACTAAATTTTGTGAACAAATTCAATGTTTTATCCAGATAGTTCTTTCTTTTTTCACAGAAAATCTGCGGTTCTTCATGGTCAACCGCTATGATTATCACAATATCTGGACATGAGATATTTATGCGCTCTTGGACCATAAGAGAATAGCAAGTCGCTTGTAAGAAGTAATTCTCGATCCATTCAGGTTTCTTGATCTTTCTAGACGTCTTGAAGTCGATGATAGCAGGTCTACCCTGCCATTCAGCGATTAGATCTGTTCTGCCTGCTGTCTTGAGACGATAAGAATATAGCGGATACTCGATACCGATTAGATTGTCTACATTCTCATCTAGAATCTTACGTATCGCCTGAAAGTCAAACTTGTTGACAGGCATTGCACCTGCATCATAATCTTCTATATTCAATAGATAACGTTCTGCTAGCGTGTGAATAGCGGTTCCACGATTCTTTGCCTGAGTCGTTATCTTATCTGCTTCTGCTTGTCCAACACGTTGACGCCATTTGTCTAAATGCTCAGTGCCCTGTGAAGATAAAACAGTTGTGACGGAAGGCACTTGCATACCATTAGGTAATACATAAAAGCGCTTTCCGTCACGATATACGTCTTTAATCTCTTGTGATTCTACAAATTTATGATTAAAGATCTTACGCTGTGATCTTGAGTCTATCTTTTGCAATAATATATTCCTTCACGAGTCCTGAGCGAACAATATCGTTCTCATCGAACTCTACATACTCAAACGACTTCATGCGATCTAATATTCTCATAAAATCTTTGAGACCATTACGTTCTTGTTCTCGTGTCAAATCAGATTGTCTGAAGTCACCTGAGAAGATTACTTTACAATTTTTGCCACAACGAGTTATGACAGAGTCTAACTCATGCATAGTCATATTACCTATTTCGTCTACAACGACTACACAGTCATTCAATGTAGTGCCTCTTATAAAAGATGTCGAGATAAATTCTACGAGGTTCTTTTGTTTGAGGATCTCATATGCGTCGCCACGACCAAATAATTCATTCGCTACAATGTAGTATGGAGCTTCATACACCTTTGCCTTGTCTTTGTGATTACCGGGCAAGAATCCCATATCACGGGTTGGCACTACGGATCGAACTATAACAACTTTATTATAATCGTTTGCGTTATTAGTTACATCCTGTAAAGCAAGATATAATGAGATGAATGTTTTACCTGTGCCTGCAATACCATGCAGCAACAAGTTCTTTCCGCTATCATAAGCATCAAATGCTTTCGCTTGATTTTCTGTTAGCGGATCTATTTCTTTTAATCTGAAATGTTGTTTAACTTCATTCTCTGGCAATGTCCCCTGCTGACGTAATATTCTTTTTTGTTTTTTTGTTAGACGTTCTTGCTGTGCCATTTACTCTTCTTTTTAAAAAGTGTTGATAGTACTTTTAGTAAATCCCCCCGAATGTTTCTTCTTCATATCTTTTAAAAGATCACGGAAACCATTATCGGGTTTTGTCTTTGACACACCCATAGCAGAAGAAACAAGCATAGGGGCACCATTCACTAGACGTTCAACATCTGGATTGTTCTTTAGGAACTCCTCAGACTCTGATATGCCCATGAATTCTTCCCACTCAACGCCTGTTGATTTGTTGTAAAATTTATATGTCGGCATTTAATCCCAATCATCATTATTTTTGACAGCGAATGTTTTATCTCGCTGATTACGTTTTTCTTGACGGCGCATGTCTACTTCGTCATAACGATTCTTCTTTTTGCCATATGAGTAAAATTCGCCACGCTCATACTCATAATCGTCTGCATCAAACCACTTATTATTATGCCTTGACTTGCTCATTGATTAACCCTGGAAATGCCTCGTTTATTAGTTTAACTGTTAAGCCCTTGTAGGGCAGCTTTTTATCTTTTGCAGCGCAGATCAATTTTGCATCTGCGGGTGCAAGAGATTCCAACATAGCGATAAACAACGCTTCACGCTTTACTCGTGGGATATTAGGATTGCCACCCTCGATAAAAATGTAAAGACGTCTTGTTTCGCTATAGAGCATGTTCTCTTGATCTAGATACTCACAGGGCTTATAAGGTGGTTCACCTTCAGGTAATGCCCATTTGATTGTAGGATCAAGAGCTGCTCTTAATACCATCTTCAAAGGAACAGATTCATGCTTTCTTAGCATTTCTATCTTTCCCTCTTTGGTTGTTTGTTTGGATACCATTTCTAGTATCTCTGCCATTCCTAGTTTCATTATGTCCTCAGAACTCGTTTATATTTTCCATTAGATTTTTTAACTTGCGTGAAACAAAGTAGTTAAACAATTTACTACGACCTTTGTTCTTTTGATTCTCATATTCATTTATCACTCTCGATTTTACGTCTTCGGGAATGAATGTCAAGTCAATCAATTGCTGGTTACGCTTATAGTTACGCAGCATGGTTTCATCATCAAATTGCTCAGGAGTCAATTGCAACCACGTCTCAAGTTTCTTTGTGGTAATAGGTTTCTGGCGAGTCCCGACAACCAAACTATTGTCTGGCGAAAGAAAATTAGGTATACCATCACCGGCATCGCCTTTGATGATATGTTCCTTGGTGTACAGTGCAGGATTGTTATGCGCTATAAACTTCTTACGAATAGGATCGTACTGCTTGACATTCAGATACTGCTGCAACTGAATGAAGTCCTTGTCGCCAGACAGAATTAAAATAGGTTGGGTCATGTCATTGCCATAGGCATGGACAAGCGTGCCAATAACATCGTCTGCCTCAGCACCGTCAACGTTGATAACTTTGTATGGGAAATATTCTGCGAGTTCCTCACGAATCTTCTTCATGCAGTCAAAGATAGCATTCCAATCAAGATCCGTTGCGTCACGGGCCTTCTTGCGGTTTGCTTTATAGTATGGGAACACATCACGGCGCCAATAGCGCTTGTTATCACAGGCGATAACCATCTCGCCATATTCTTCACGAAACTTGTTGTTGTACATGCGAATTGAATTGAGAATCATATGGCGAACGAGATCCTCTTCAATCTTCATATTGGTATGCCCACCCATTTGAACCATGAGGTTGGACAACATCACTTGATTAATATCCAAAATAATCATTTTATAATGAGACCTACGTCTCTTCTCCTAATGTTACAATCGACTCTTTATTGAATAACACAGTTCCATTATTTTGTAAAGTGAAAAGTTCGTCAGCAATAGGTTGTATGGGATATTCCATGTTATGATACTTATACATCATAGATTTCATTGCTTCAAATGTAAGAGCAACATCTTTTGTGTAAGAAGTATCGTCGGGATTGAAGTTGAATCCGGCGAGTGCAAGATTATCAAACATCACACCTGCTAACATTGCTAACGTTTCTTCTACATGTATATGTCTAACTGTTTCTAGATTAGATTTCACTTCATCAAGGTTTTGCGGAGGACCGCCTCTCTTTTCTTTTGGAAATTGAACTACATTATTACTCATTTTATGCACTTCAAGATAACCGTGTCTGAATTTACCCTACCATTGGCAGGTGACTCTTTCGTTTTTAAATCTGTCATTAGTTTTCGCAAGATTACCTTTCCCCCTGTCAAAACTTTCGGTAATGTTTCGGCAGGTTTTCTAAGAGTTTTGCTTTGAGATGATTTTTCATCAAAGTTGGTGATAGTTGTTCCTTTGATAGAAAGACCTGCAGGACCCATAGCATTAAGAACAGTCAATTTTTTATACTTTGTATTATATAACCACACTGACTGTGCTGCAATGATATTTATCGGATCAACACTCATAAGCTTGTTGTCAGAATCTTCTTTTTTATACTTGAAGGACTTAACAAGTTGAGCAGCGCTTTTTTCTTTCTTTTTGCGTGGTTTGCGTATGCTAGATTTATTAGTAGAAAAGCGACCACAGTCCTCTATTATCATTTTAATAAAATCTCTATAATTTGTCAACTTCTTTTTTGGCAGTTGACCATAGGATTCCGTTACCTGCTTATCAGATTTACTAATAGCAAGTTCAAGTTCTTCTAGCAATGGCGTATAGAATCTAGAAATGATTTCTGTCTGTGCTGACTTAGCGTCTTTTGACTTTAGAAGATCATATGCAGAGAATTTTGTTTTCTCATGGTTGTTATGATAAAATTCATCAATTGCTTCTTCAATGTCAGCGATGATACCATTTGCCTTTTCCTTGACACGCTCTTGAATAGACACTAATGGTTTCTGTACAACTTCTTTCTTTTCTTCTTGAATAGTCGTAGCGTGGATAATTTGAATTTTCAAACGTCCAATCATGTTCTTTTTAACATTATCAGGCAACACACCACCACGACTTACTAACCGTGCTAGCGAACAATCAGTCATTGAAATTCGCCAGTCGGGTAATCGTTTGTATAGAGCGTATTCATCCTTCGTGAAATTGTTCTTCACAAAATCATTCAACCACGGACGAGCGTCGGCGACTGTATAGAAATAGTTATACCATGCCAATGCCTTACTCAATTGAGCGTTATAT